CCAGAACAGCTTTAGCCTATTACTACAAACAGAATGGCGGTAAGCTCGGCACAAAAAGTTATATTCGGATGCCGGGTACGCCAAAAGACCTGTACATCATCACCACGGCGAGAAAAAGAGATACTTTGGAATGGGAGGGTGAGCTTTCGCCCTTCCTTCTCTCTGTTCACGCGGAAGTCAATACCTATAAAAATAAAGTCGTCGTTGATTCCTGGAACAACATCGGGAAATATGCAACGGTTACGGATGCGTTTTTTATATTTGACGAGCAGCGTGTTGTTGGTTCAGGAGCATGGGTTAAGGCATTCCTGAAAATTGCCAAGTTTAACGAATGGATTCTACTATCTGCCACCCCAGGAGACACATGGGAGGATTATATTCCTGTTTTTGTTGCAAACGGCTTTTACAAGAACCGAACTGCCTTCAAGGAAGAACACATGGTCATGACCTGGGTGAATGGAAAGTATCCAAAAGTAGACAGATATTTAGGAGTCGGACGACTCATCCGGCTTCGTAATCGCATTCTTGTGGATATGGATTTCAAGCGGGAAACCTGTTCACACCATGAGGATGTTTATGTCAATTATGATGTTGCGAAGTATAAAGAGGCAAGCCGTCTTCGCTGGAATCCATATAAAAACGAGCCGATTGTCAATGCTGGGGAGCTCTGCTATGTATGGCGACGCATCGTAAACGAGGATGAGTCCAGACAAATCGCTCTAATGGAACTGTTTGAGAAGCATCCCAAAATGATCGTCTTCTACAATTTCGACTATGAACTTGATATTCTGAAAAATCTCTACTATGGAGAAAATGTTGAGATTGCAGAATGGAACGGTCACAAGCATCAACCGATTCCAACTTGCGACAGCTGGGTGTATCTGGTTCAATATACTGCTGGAGCCGAAGGATGGAACTGCATTAGTACGGATACCATTGTGTTTTACTCGCAGAACTACTCCTACAAAATTATGAAGCAATCAGCAGGACGAACTGACCGCTTAAATACACCGTTCAAAGATTTGTATTACTACCATCTGAAGTCCCGTTCCGGCATTGATTTGGCTATCAGTAGAGCATTGAGCGAGAAACGGAATTTCAACGAAACCAAGTATGTCGGCAGCTATAAACCCAAAGCTGCCTGAGAAAGGAGAAAAGATGATAACAATTGATGTCGCGGAGTATTGCTCTGCTTGCATGGACTTCGATCCAGATGTTCAACGCCCGCAAAAAGCATACGGAATGAGTGAAGAGATCGTCATATCCGACACGGTCATTCGATGCTCAAATCGAAATCGGTGCAAAAACATTGAGCGATACCTGAGAAAGAGGGTGACGAACGATGGCGTTGGCAAGACTGACGAAGCAATGCCATGAATGTCCTTTTGTCGAGACCTGTGAGCACAAGAAAATGGAAGCATTGGGATATTTACCAGAACCGATTATGGCAGATGTCAAAGTCCCAGTTACTGCTGATATAGCAGCTCCCATTTTGAGAGAAACTGTAAGCCGTGTAGTAGACGGCAAAGTTGTAACAATGTATAAGGACGAGTTGGAGAAGATCCTTTATAAAGATTTATATTCTCATCTCGGACTTCAGATTGGAGGATAATATATGCCTGAATACGAAAAAGATACATTATATCGTCCCGAAACGAAGAAGAGTGGTAGCCTTGCTTATAAAATCGGGCAGGCTATCGCTATTCTGATGTCTTTGTGTGCCAGTGCGATTATCGTAGCGGCGACGATCAAGCTTATTATGTGGATTTTGTAAGGAGTTTTTGCAGATGAATGGAGAAAAGGAAGTCTATTTTGACCAGTATTGCAAATCGTGCAAGCACCACGGTCTTGAAGAGTCCAAAGACCCGTGCAATGACTGTCTCACAGAACCCAGCAATACAAATTCCCACAAACCAATGAACTATGAAAGCAAAAACAATTCTTGATGCCGAGAAAAAGGATGCGATTGATATTGCAACGGAACTTTGCTATAGCGAAGAAGTTAAGAGAAAAATTGCACAGGCAAAATCTGTTTATGAAATTGGTCGCATCCTTAAACAGGCACGGCTCGATCAAGAGTGATATTTCTGAAAGGAGAAAAGAAACATGAATCTTGAGGAGTTCAGAAAGGCACTTTCGTCAGATGCTACTGAAGAGAATGCACAACTGAAAAGACAGTTGTCAGACCTTCAGACTGAATACCATGAAAAGCTTTCAAAACTCGAAAATGAAAACGATTCACTTAAAGAAAGTTGTCGGGTTTTATGCAATCGATGCTTTACTCTTACGAGAGGTGTTACTTGTCTATTTTGTGGTCTCGATTACCCCTGCCCTCATATGCCGGGGCTTGAGGAACAGGTGGCTATGGCTCATAAATTGAGAAAGGAGATCGAAAAAAATGGCTAATGGGTATCGTAATGCTCTTGTTCAGCAAATAAAAGACGCAGGTCAAGAACTTATCAACCGAGCTGAATCGATGGTGCATCTCGAAAATGATTTAATCACTGATTTTTCCATAGTAATCCATTTCAAGCAGCATGAGGTCCCTACAATCGACTACACAACCAGCGTGATAAACAAAGTTGCTTGCGATCGGGTTATCTATAAGAAAGGAGAATCTGATGTCACAAAAGTATGACAAATATCTGGAAAACCACAGACAAGCTGTGAAAAAAGCTTACCAGTGGATCGCTGCTTATATTCCAGAGCTAACAGATGTGGAGGCTACTCGGAATATTGAATTTCATGACATGTCGAAGAACACACCAGATGAGTACAAGCCTTATGATGACTATTTCTACGGAGAGCAAACCCCAGCAGTCATTGAAGCATTTAACCGGGCATGGCTCATGCATATTCATCGAAACCCCCATCATTGGCAGCACTGGGTTTTAATCAATGATGAGCCTAAAGAAGGAACTATCCTTATTGAAATGCCGTACCCATATATTATTGAGATGGTTTGTGACTGGTGGGCATTCAGTTGGATTAAAGGGGATCTTTCCGAAATGTTTGCCTGGTACAAAGACCATGAAGCCTATATTAAATTACACAACAATACTCGTTCGATTGTAGAGGAAATTCTGGAAATGATTCGGACGAAGCTTACGGAGGTAGAAAATGCTGAAAATTGAAAACACTGAAGTCATGGGTTGGGAGCACGCCATTCGTGGTATGCGGAACCCTAAGAACTCTTGGGAGAAGAGCGATAGTGGTGTTTGCGCCACGCATGGTCCAGCTCATTGCGCAGATTGTGTATACACTGATTGCCACGCTGACGATGTGGAGATTGGCACAAAATATATTCTCGGGGGCGATGATTTAACACTCATGACCACCCTCCGCAATGCCGGCACTGACCATCGCAAGTTCATGCGGATGATTACCGTCTATCTCGATATCACTGCCCCGCTGTACTGGTGGAAGGAGTTCGACACCTACAAAGTTGGTACGGTTGCTAACTCCTGCTCCACGATGCACAAAATTGCAGCGAAGGAGTTTACACTGGAGGACTTCAGCCACGAGCATTTGCAGGAGGACTCTGTAGCTGTGCTCGAAACGGTTATTCATACCTTGAATGTCCATCGAGATTGGTTTAATAATAAGGTACTGGATGACCCCAAGATCGATTGGTGGCAGATGATCCAGCTTCTCCCCAGTTCCTACAACCAGAAGCGGACAGTCATGCTGAACTATGAGGTTCTGGCAAACATCTATAAATCCCGTCGGCATCACAAGCTCGACGAATGGCACACGCTTTGCGACTGGATTGAGGGTTTGCCTTATTCTGAGCTGATTACTGGCAAGGAGGAAATGGCGGATGTTTGATGGTGGAATAAAAGAAACCTTGTGCGCTCGCTGTGCTCATCGAGATGTCTGTGCACATAAACAGGACTATTTTGATATTCTCAAAGCGGTCGAAAATGCAACTGTGACCCGAGATACGGGCGATGGAAAGATCACATCAAAGAAAGTGATTCACTATGACTTCATCAGCGGCATCTCTGTTGGGTGTAAGTATCACCAAAATTGGACAGAAACCTATCGTTCCGGAGAAGCAATCCTCTGAAACTGCACGAAAAATACACCCCCTATTATGAAAGGAGGTAACGCACATGAATTATTTTCTGGCAGTTAATGATCGGCAACTCGGCACTTGTTTGAGAATGCTGTTTGCTGAGAAACTTCAGCCTGCTGTCCAAACCGTGTTGAACGAAAAGGGCAAGATTGAGTTTCACATCAGCATTGCAGCAGATCAAGAAGTGTTCGAAGAACTGAACGAGCGCTACAAGATCATGATTTCGTAAGTTACTCGATTTCAAAGGTAAAGGGGCCGTAACAAGCCCTTTTACTTTTGTTATATTTATGGTAAAATACTACGAGGAGGTCGTCAAATGAGAATTATTCGAGACATATTTTGGATATTATTGATTATTACTGTGCCGGTAGCAATCTTTGATAAATTCTTTAGACCTTATTGCATGACCGTTATTGAAAGGATGTGTAACAAGGATGAAAGTTAAATCCAGAATGTCCTGTCCTGTTCGAAGGAAAGACGGTACATGGACTACTGTTATCAAAGAATTTGAGGAAGATATTCCAGATCTCGGGCGAGAAGAACTTATCTGCAACAAATGCGGACGCCCAGATTATCCGAAATGCAAGGAAACGGTTTGTGAAGCCTGGAAATACCACAAATCGAAAAAATAACAGGTTATGTAAGAGCTGAGGTTAAACCTTGGCTCTTATTTTTGTGTAAAGGAGAAAACTATGCTTGCCAGAGAAGCGACAAAAGCGGATATTCAGGCTGTTCGTGACCGTCTGCGGGAAGCAAAAGAACAACGTCAGCTTGATGTTCAAATAAACCAGGCTATTGCACTGGTAAATCGTAATCACAGGAGGAAAAAATATGACACCGAACGATTATCAGCAGGCAGCTCTTCGCACAGCCCCAGGAGATTTACCGCCTGAGAAACTTCTGCTCAATGGCTTAATGGGACTGAACGGAGAAGCCGGCGAAGCAATTGATATTTTGAAAAAGCATCTGTTTCAGGGGCATGAGCTGGACACTGCACATATGGCTAAAGAGCTTGGAGATGTGGCTTGGTATCTCGCTGTAAGTGCAAACGCTATTGGGTATGACCTTGAAACCATCATGCAGATGAATGTGGATAAACTGAAAGCCAGGTATCCGGATGGTTTCGACGCTGAACACAGTCTGCATCGCAATCAGGATGATATTTAAGGAGGGTTTTCTATGAATGAACGATTCGGAGAAAAGGTAAAAGCTATTTTTGATAGTATTACCGTTCTTCAAGCAAAGGACAGCGACTTGAAACGAGATAACGCCAACATCAACGGTGACTCCCCCATGGGGGCTATGCTGCAATATGGTGCCAATACCGCCAAGGAGTACAATTTGGAGTATTTGATTAAACCTGCAATTGCAGAACTTCACCGAGATGGATGGATTCATATACACGATCTCGACTTCTATGCATGGACGACGACCTGCACGCAGATTGAGCTTCGAAAGCTTTTCAAGAATGGATTCAATACCGGACACGGTCATCTGAGAGCACCAAAAAGCATCGGCTCGTATGCTGCTCTGGCTGCCATTGCCATTCAATCTAACCAAAATGACCAGCATGGCGGACAGAGTGTCGTGGACTTCGATTATGCTATGGCCGAGGGTGTCCGTTACACCTATCAGAAATACCTGAAAGAAAGCTATGAGATTTGTGAACGCCTCAACGATCTGAAAGACAAGGCATGGATTCTCGACTATGCTATGGAAAAGACTACTCGCGATACTTATCAGGCTATGGAGGGGTTTATTCATAATCTGAACACCATGCATTCCCGTGCCGGCGCTCAGGTTCCATTCAGCTCTATTAACTATGGCACAGATACATCTTGGGAAGGTCGTCTTGCTATTGAGCAGCTTCTGCTTGCTACCGAAGCAGGACTCGGCCATGGCGAAACACCAATCTTCCCGATTCAAATTTTCCGTGTCAAGGAGGGAGTCAACTATAATCCCGATGACCCGAATTATGACCTGTTCAAACTGGCGATGAAGGTAAGCGCCAAGAGACTATTTCCTAATTTTGCTTTCATTGACGCACCTTTCAATCTCCAATATTACAAGCCCGGTCATCCTGAAACGGAGGTTGCCTACATGGGTTGCCGTACTCGTGTAATGGGTAACGTTTATGACCCGTCTCGTGAGATCGCTCCCGGAAGAGGTAATCTGAGTTTCACTTCTATCAATCTCCCAAGGCTTGCTATTGTAGTTGGCGGTGATATTCCTCAGTTTTTCAAGCTGCTTGACGGAATGCTCGACAAAACCATGCAGCAGCTTCTCGATCGATATGAGATTCAAGCGTCAAGAGTAGTTAGAAACTTTCCGTTCCTCATGGGAGAAGGCGTATGGATGGACTCTGACAAACTTGGACCGGATGACGAGGTTGGAGAGGTGCTGAAACACGGAACACTCTCTATCGGTTTCTGTGGGCTTGCAGAGTGTCTTGTAGCATTGACTGGGCATCATCATGGTGAAGATGAAGCATCTCAGGAACTCGGCTTAAAAATCGTAAAATATATTCGGAACTACTGTGATGAGAAAAGCAAGCAGTTTGGCATGAATGTAACCTGTCTTGCTACTCCCGCTGAAAGCTTAGCCGGACGCTTACTTAGAGCTGACCGAAAAGAATTTGGTATTATTAAGGGTGTTACCGACCGTGAATACTACACCAACAGCTTCCATGTTCCGGTATATTACCATCTCCCTGCACTTAGGAAAATCGATATCGAAGCACCGTATCATGCTCTTACCAACGCCGGTCACATTTCTTATGTTGAGTTAGATGGTGACCCGACTAAGAACCTTGCCGCATTCGAGCGGGTTGTAAGGCACATGAAAGAAGCTGGCATTGGCTATGGCAGCATCAATCATCCTGTGGATCGCGACCCTGTCTGCGGCTTCAACGGAATTATCAACGATACCTGTCCCTGCTGCGGACGGAGTGAAACTGATGGCGTTCCGTTCGAACGCATTCGTCGTATCACTGGATATTTGGTCGGAACTCTTGATAAGTGGAATGACGCTAAGCGTGCGGAGGAGCGAGATCGTGTCAAACATGAAGTTGATTCGAATTTCGGGGATTGAGCCGGAGTCCATTGTTGATGGAGAAGGCATCCGATATGTGATATTTACACAGGGTTGTCCTCATCATTGCCCCGGCTGTCATAATCCTCAAACTCACCCGTTCGGTGGCGGAAAACTCATGTCGATCGAAGATATACTCGATGATATTTCAAAAAGAAAAAATTGGATAGACGGCATCACCCTTTCCGGAGGTGAACCATTCTGTCAGATTTACCAGTGTGCTCTGATCGCTGAAAAAGCTCATCAAATGGGACTCAGCGTTTGGTGCTACACTGGTTATCTTTTTGAAGACTTGTACAAGCAAGGCATCGAGCTTCTGAAACATATCGATGTGCTCGTTGACGGCCCGTTCGTACAGGCTGAAAAATCGTTGGAGCTTGATTTCCGAGGAAGCTGCAATCAGCGAGTCATTGATATTCCGAAAAGCTTGAAAGAAGGCGTAGCGATCTTGAAACAAACTTAGAAGAAAGGAGTACCTGTATCATGGCGAACACCACTAATCCTCGACGAAATGCCGAAGGATATTCTGACCCGACCGCTTACGAAGCCCTCAAGAATATTGAGCGTGAAGAAGACGAAAGATTTCATAGGCTGCTGCATACACTGTTTTACTTGTGTGAGTTGGCTGATTTTGAGATTGAAGGACGGATTATTCTGGTTGATAAACGGAACGGACGAGTTTGGAGATGAGAGAAATGAGTCCGTACATACTTGAAAATTGTGTAAATTTTAGCCCACTTTTGTTTGGCGGATTCGGGCAAAAGCCCACTTTTGAAAAAATTTTTGAGCGTGTACGGACAATTTTCCTGAAAAAAGCCCAGAAAAAGTGGGCAAAAGCCCGGTTTTGAAAA